CAACTGTATTTAAGTTAGGATCTAACGGTGCAGTAACATCAGCAAATAATATAACAGCGTTTGGAACAAGTTTATAATGGCAGCATTACAAGCATCTGGAGCCATATCACTTCAAGATATTGAAGAGCAATACAATCCCGGAACGAACTTACCAAGTCGAGGGTTGAGTGAGTTCTATCTTGGTGGTTCATTGGTTCGTGCTAATGCTGGTAATAACTCATCTACAAATATGTCGGCTGGTGTGCCTACTTCTGGAACAATTTCATTTAATGATTTTTATAGTAAAGAAAGAGCTTTTAGAAAAACATATTCATCAACTGCTACAAATCAAAGTGCAGATAGTGTCTTTGGAGATGACTTTGAAGTAGATTATCCAAAACAAATTGTTATAGATTCATCTCAAACAGTTGGATCAACTAGCACATCTAACGCTGCTTTGACAATAGAAAGCAATGGTGTTGGCTCTATTACCATTACAAATAATGGTAGCATCGAAGGTGCTGGTGGTGCGGCAGGAGCAGCAGGGGGTAATGCTCTTGAAGTTGCTGGAAGTGTTGCAGTCACGCTGGTAAACAATGGTACAATCAAAGCTGGTGGAGGCGGTGGCGGTGCTGGAGGAACTGGTGGTAATGGTGTTTATACTGCTAATGCCACTTTTTCAGGTGTAACAGATGTAGGTGGTGGAGCTTTTGGTAATTATAGTACACCACAAAATAATATGCCTAGTTGGATGAACTCAATATATACAGGTGGTGGTGATTTAGATGGACAAGGCGTTGTTGGTGATAGACGTTGGAGAGGAATAAACGGACAATATGCAAGGGCTGGTGTGGGTACATCAACTCAATGGAGAGTGAATCATAGTGGTAGTGCGGGATCTGGTTTCAATGGAAACTGTGCAAACAGAGGACCTTTGTATATATCAGCACAAACAAACACAACTGGTGTTTATTCAGTTTCAGCCTCTATTAGTTCTCAATATGGAAGTGGATATGGTACGCCAACTTTGTCTGTAAGCACAAGTACATCAAGCAGTGGCACTTTGTTTCAAAGTAGTGGTTCAGCAAATTTAACCGCAGCAACAACAACATATTTTACTGCATATGGCACAACTTCAAATAACAAAGACTATTACTATAACACTTTGAGTTTTTCCGTAGCTGGGACTTGTTTAGCAATACAAAGTGGCACTTCTGGTGGTGCAGGTGGTGTTGGTCAAGGATACAATCAATCTGCTACATCTGGATCAAGTGCCAGTGGTGCATCTAATAACGCTGGTGCTGGTGGAACAGGCGGTGCTGGTGGAGCATTTGGTGCTGCTGGGTCAACTGGATCAACAGGCAGTAATGGTAGTGGATCAAGCGTAAGTTTCCCAGCTACTGCACCAACAAATGGATCAAGTGGTAGTGCTGGTGGAGCATCTGGTAAATCAATACAAGGTGTAAGTAATGTAACATCAAGTGGTAGTGGATCTTTGACTGGAGGTACAGCATAATGCCTATGACAGCTTTAAAATTTAGGCCCGGAATAATATCTGACATTACGTCTTACAGTAACGAAGGTGGTTTTGTTGATGGTGACAAAGTAAGGTTTAGGTTTGGATTTCCAGAAAAGTTTGGTGGTTGGGAGAAATACAGTCCTAATCAGTATCTAGGTAGTGCCAGAAGACTACACAACTGGGTGGCTCTTGATGGTTCTGACTTCATGGGTATTGGCACACATCTTAAATACTACGTAGAAGAAGGTCAGACATTTAATGATATTACACCAATTAGAAATACCACAGGTGCTGGCGATGTAACCTTTTCTGCGACAAACGGATCTACAACAATAACCGTTACAGATCCAGCACATGGTGCAAATGAAAAAGACTTTGTAACATTCTCTGGTGCTGTTAGTTTAGGCGGAGTTATAACAGCTACGATACTTAACGCAGAGTTTCAAATCGCATCTATCATAAGTTCTAATGCTTACACAATCACATCAAGTGTAGCAGCTAATTCATCTGATACTGGTAATGGTGGATCTAGTGTTGTGGGTGCATATCAATTGAATGTTGGTTTAGATGTAACAGTCGGTGGAACTGGTTGGGGTGCAGGTCAGTGGAGTGGTACAACCTCTGGTGCTTTGGCAACACAACTTAATGAAGCCTTAGACGCAAGTGAAACTGCAATAGATGTAGACAGTGCAACAGGGATCACAGCCGGTGATCTGATACTAATAGAAGAAGAACTGATTACGGTTGGCACGATAAGCACTAACACTTTAGGCACGGGTGGAGGTCCATCAACCAGAGGTGCAAGTGGTACAGATGCAGCCACACACGCAGACAATACTCTTGTAAGATTAGCGACTGGTAACGCAGACTCTGCTAATGATTTTGTTGGATGGGGTAATGCAGCAAGTGTCACGACCCCCGGAGCACAAATTAGATTATGGTCACATGATAATTTTGGTGAGGATATTATTATAAACCCAAGAGACGGTGGTTTATTTTACTGGGATAAAACAAATGGTTTAGGCAACAGAGCAGTAGAACTTAGCGCAACAAGCACATATTCTGGAGAAACAAGTGTGCCAACAGTAGCTAAACAAGTGCTTGTATCAGACCAAGACCGGCATGTTATCGTCTTTGGTTGTGACGGATTAGGTGCAACGTCTTCGGCTACAATAGGAAATGGAATACAAGATCCATTGTTGATACGTTTCTCCTCACAAGAAAACCCAGTGGATTTCTTCCCAACTGCTACAAATACAGCAGGTGATTTAAGGTTAGGTGGTGGATCTACCTTCGTACAAGCTGTTGAAACAAAACAGCAGATACTCGTCTTCACTAATAAAACACTACACGCTATGAAGTTTATAGGTCCACCATTTACGTTTGGTTTACAAGAATTATCAAAAAACATCACTATTATGAGCCCTTTTTCGGCTATAGCTGTAGAAGATGCAGTTTTTTGGATGGGTGTTGATACATTCTATGTTTACTCTGGTGGCCAGACAATACAACTGCCCTGCACTGTAAAAGATAAGGTGTTTCTAGACTTTAATTTTGCAGAGCGTGACAAAGTACATGTAGGGGTTAATTCAGAGTTTAGTGAGCTCTTATGGTTTTATCCATCATCGGCGGGCACGCAGATAGATAAGTATGTTGCTTACAATTATTTAGAAAAAGTTTGGTATTATGGGACACTAGCAAGAGATGCGTGGATTGACAGAGGTATAAGAAATTTGCCTCAAGCGACAGGCAATCAGTATCTATATAACCATGAAGTAGGTTTTGATGATGATGGCTCTGCTATGACATCGTTTATAGAATCTTCTGCGATTGACATAGGAGACGGTGATAAGTTTGTTTTTTTAAAACAAGTTATACCTGACATTACATTTAATGGATCTACCAGTGTCAATCCTGATGTAGCCTTTACTATGAAGTCAAGAAACAATCCGGGTGCAAACTTTAATGAAACAACTCAAGCCACTACACAAAGGTCCGCTACCAGCCCTGTTGAGCAGTTTACAGAAAAATTAAATTATCGTTTACGAGGTAGGTCTTTTGCATTAAGAATTGATTCCACATCGCTGGGAACTAAATATAAGTTGGGCACTCCCCGTGTGGATATAAGAGAGGATGGTAGGCGCTGATGTTAATAACCAGTATTCCTCAGTATATTCAAGGTGTTACAAATGCAAAGTTAGATCTAACTACCACTGATTTAACTACGCTATTTACAGTTCCCAGTGATGCCGACTTCAATGCAGCGGTAGTAAACTCTATTTTGGTTTCTGAAGATAGCGGTAATGCTGACACAATAACAGTACAACTTGTGAATGGTAGTGATACATTTAGTTTATTTAAGGTAAAAGCAGTAGGAGCTAATACCACAATAGAACTACTTACAAGAGATTTGATATTACAAAGTGGTGAGATATTAAAAGTGCAAGCTGCAACAGCTAATAGATTACATGTTGTGGCTAGTATACAGGAGCTGTCAAAAACGAGAGTGACAACGAGTGCGTTGTCAAGAATATAAGATTGAACAAATAAATAAAATAAGGTAGACTTTGGAACATGGACCAAGCACTTAAACAAGAGGACATACCATCAGGTGGTATAGCTGACTTCATTTACAGTGATGAAGAGATCAAGCTTCTTGAAGAAAAGGAATTGCAAGATCTTTATGGCCAGAACGGCATAGCTCAGTTTAAAGCCATTGGTAAAGAGATGGCTAACTTTGGTCGTTATGGCGATGATACCGTAGCTCATGTGGAAACAGGCGAGCTTATCGTCCCACGAGCCTTGATAGAAGGTAACCCAAAATTAAAAGAAAGTATATTTGGGCACTTGCGTGAGCTTGGTGTAGAGGATCCAGAAAGATATGTGGTTGGCACAAGTAAGAATAGTTTAAACCCAGACACAGGATTACCAGAGTTTTTTCTTAAAAAGTTATTTAAAGGAGCTAAAAAGGCTGTCAGCTCTGTTGCAAAAGGTGTTGGAAGAGCTTTAAAAGGTGTAGGTAAGGCGCTCAAGAGAGTAGCTCCTGTCATAGTGCCTTTGGCTCTTAACTTC